CAGAAACATGTGTATAGAATTCACTCATTCCATTATTGTAGTAAGTGGGGATACTTCTTCATTGTAACGCTTGTATGATAACGCATGATACTCGGAATTCAACTCTATTCCTAGATAATTCCTGTCATTCATACACGCTACGATCCCCGTAGTTCCAGAACCAGAGAATGGATCTAGAACAGTTCCACCCACCGGACAACCTGCTACGATGCAAGGTTTGATCAAATCCAATGGGAATGTTGCAAAGTGTGCTCCCTTGTATGTATTGGTAGCAATGCTCCAAACATCACGCAAGTTTGCAGTTTCATAATTTTTGTTAAATCCTGAGTGTGCAGGAAGACCAGTTTGTTCTTGCCATTCCTTGGTCTTTCTCTTGTGACCATTTTCTGTACGCTTATCTTCAGGATGCTTTGAAACAGTTTTTGTAGACTCGATATCATAATAGTAATTCTTGTTCTTTGCAAGCAAGAAAAAATATTCATGTGATCGTGTTGGTCTATCTTTGACACTCTCTGGCATAGGATTTGTCTTGTGCCAGACGATATCACTGCGTAGAATCCAACCATCCTTCTGCAAAGCAAAAGCAACCAACCAAGGAATACCAAGGAGGTTCTTGTTCTTTCCGAATGTATCACCGATGTTCAGCCAGAGAGTACCATCATCACGAAGAACTCTCTTGACACCCTGAAATACTTTCACCATTTCATTTACATACTCTTCTGGAGTATCTTCAGTTCCAATCTGATCATCATTATGATAATCACGAAGAGCGAAGTATGGTGGTGAAGTAACACAAGTATTAATAGAACACTCTGGAAGAGTGTTTAGAATTTCTCTGTTATCACCAAGTAGTACTTCAAACTTCGCCATTCTTATCCTTCACATATGAGTGCAGGAGAACCATGTAGTTGATCACATCAACAACAGTATCTTCAAATGATTCGTTTGATACTTCCATCTTACCAGACTCAACAAACGAAGAGAGTCTGCTCATCTTGTCTGTAAGTCGAACAAGCATACCACGCTCTGTTGAACAAATACCCATCGACTCTACGCGAGTAAAGTTTGCAAATGGTTCTGTTCCTGATCGACCTGCATAGTCAGCATTCTTCTTCTTCATCAACTCTCGTGCTGCATCACACAGAAACACATGATTGTCTAATAATTCTTGTTTTGTCATAATGAAACTCCAGTAGATCCGAATCCACCATTTCGATCTGTCTTTTGAACTGGCTTGTCCGTTGTCTCTAGTATATCATAAGTTTCGCACTTTACAAGTTCTGCTTGTGCAATTCTATCACCATGATTTACATAAAGTTTTTCATTTGAAATATTGTGTAACATAATTTTTGATTCTTCAATATAATCAGAATCAATAATTCCTTGTGCATTTGCCATCACAAGACCTTGCTTAAATGACAAACCAGAACGAGCATGAATTCTTACAGAATATCCTTCTGGAATATCAAAAATAATTCCAGTCGGAACTAAAAGTCTCTGACCAGAATCAATTGCAATATAACGATTATTTTCTTTTGTATCAAAAATTCTTGCAGCACATTCTCTATTATTTGCACAATAACCTTTTACTTCATAGAGAGGTTGACCAAGATAAGCATGTAAATCAAAACACGCAGATTGTGCAGTTGCTTTCTTTGGTGTCTTTACTTCAGGGTATAACTTGTAGATTTTTAACATGATAAAAGTATAACCTCACAAACAAAAATGTCAAGTACCAGTTTCTATATTAGTTATCTCTACGAACAAATCAGGACTTAGTAAATGTAATCTTTTTCCACAATTTATTCCTATAACCAAACATTTTGTTGGATCTTGTGCAAGTTCACCATAATACACAAATACATCATTTGATTTTAAATCATAATGTAATGCTTGTGGATCATTTGGATCTTTTAATTTTACAATAGAAAGTGGTCTTGGATTTGCCATTTCATGCTCCTATTAATATTTCTCTACTTACTGGTCTTCTAATTCTTGCTGCTAGGTAATCAACATGGACACCAAGTGAATTTGCACTTAATAATGAACCTGCTTTTGAAACAGTGATTCCTACACCCATATAATCTCCAGCGGCGGCAGGATAATATGTAGCAGCAACAGATGGTGCCATTGTAGATTCTTCACTTGTACTATCTGTCATATTTTTAATCTTATAAGTTGTTGTAAAAGTTCCAGATGAATTCTTTTCAACACACAGGTACAATCTATATGTTTTATTTGCTGCAAATGACATACCAGTTGCTTTTCTTTCTGCTACTGTATCCTTTACAAATATAATTTGCCAATTTGTATCTGTTGTTGGTGTATCGTTTTCAGCAAGTCTTTCAAAATAAACACCGTCTGCAACTGCAGCATTTGTCATTACATTCATAAATCCAAATCTAACTCTTCCTGGATTTGTGGCAGTATCAAAAATTGTTGCACCAGTTCTTATTAAACATTCTGCTTCATATTTTGTAACCAATCCAGACGATGGTGTTGGTATGCCCGGTAATATAGATGCATGGGTTGCAATCGATGAGTATCCTGTAGTATTACTCGTTGTTCCTGTCAATATATTAACTGCACCAGAACATGCAGATATACCAAAAGCGGTAAATGAAGCAGTAGAATTATTTGAAATTGTTCCACCGTTTGCATTTGCAAGATAGAATGCCGCACCTTGATTTGATACTGTGCTTGTGTATCCCTGAGAAGATATTGCGTCACTAAACATAATCATGTCAAGTTGACTTGAATTTTTTGTGTTTGAAATTCCGTGTAAAACAAAATCGTTTGTTGATTTAACACCATATGCCATAATTATTTCTCAAGTGTAAATTAATATTTCTCTACTCACTGGTCTTCGAATTCTTGCAGCAACATAGTCCGCATATAAAGATATACTTGTTGTTGTTGCTGTTACAGTTTTTGATGATACAAGTGCTGCACCCATATAATCACCGGAAGCGGCAGGATAATATGTGGCAGCATTTGATGGTGCTGCAGTAGACTCTACTCCTGTATTATCTGTAACATTTTTAACTTTATATGTTGTAGTATATGTTCCAGAGGAATTAACTTCAACACATAAATAAAGTCTATATGTTTTACTCGCAGAAACAGTAACAGTAGTATCAACTCTTTCTTGAGAATTGTCTTTTCTAAAAACAACATTCCAAGTAGTATCTGTAAGTGTACCGTTACATATAAATTCTAAATATACACCGTCTGTTGTTGATTGCATCAAATCCATAAATCCAAATCGATAATATCCTCTTACAGTATTTGAATGAATTGTGGATTCTGTTCTTATTAAACATTCTGCTTCATATTTTGTAACCAAACCAGACGATGGTGTTGGTATGCCCGGTAATATTGCCAAACTTGTTTGTAATGCACCATAACCAGTTGCATTGTTTGTTGTTCCTGTAGCAAGTGTGACAGTTCCATTAGCATTACCAATACCAAAAGCAGTAAATGCAGTAGTGGAATTACTGGTGATGGATGAACCTGTTCCTACTGCACCAAACCACACACCACCAGATGCTGGACTTGTTGTAGAGGGTGATGGTGTTGATATTAAATCTGTAAATATTAAAGTATCAAGTTGAGTCGTGTTCTCACTTTGAGAAGTAGAAGGAAGAACAAAATCATTTACTGTTTGTACACCGTATGCCATATTTACCTCATTATACTACTATCCAATTAGAACCATCGCTAATTAAATCAATTGCTTGATATTGTCTATTTAATGTATATGTCGTAGAACCATCTATTGTTTGTGATGATGTTGTAGCAATTGTGAGCACACCCGTTCCACTTTGTTTTATTGTATATCTGTTTGTATTTGAAGCCGCTGTTGGCATTGTCAAAGTAAATGTGCCAGATGTTACATTATAGACATAATCTGTATATGCTGTAGAGCCAGCACCTGTTGTTCCTGTAATATTATTAACACTTCTAGTAATAATTGTAGATGTAGTCCAAGAAGCAGTTCCAAGTGAATCTGTGCAAGTTAAAATTTTACCAGATGCAGGTGTGGTTGTTGCTATCTTCAGAGTCGTTGCTTGTAACTTTAATGTATTCTGTGTATCTGTTATTATTACACTTGTTCCATTAAATGATCCATCATCACCAAAAATAACATAAGGATCTGTTACATTATCCACTGCAGAAAGAACACTAATAGGACCTCCATATAATGAAGGTGTTACTGTAAACAAAAGCGGTGTAGAACCGCCAGAAATATTAGCAGATCCTGTGCCATCTGACAAAGTTATTGATGAATCTACACCAGTTGAACTTATTAAATTGACATAACCCTGTCCTAGTGATCCAGGAGGATTATCAGAAACATCAGTATAAACACCAATTACAGCAGATGAACTAAATGATGTTTCCGATACTTTAAATTCTTGATTTGCTTTTGGTGATGCACCTGATGATATATTAATTCTATTAGCAGTTCCTGAAGATGTGACGCCAAACACAGATCCTGTCGTCAAAACAGATGTAGATGAAGCATACAACAAACCACCAGAGGTAAATGATGTTAAGTTAGTACCACCATTGGCGGTTCCTAATGTTCCAGTTACACCAGTAGTCAATGGTAATCCAGTACAACTAGTAAGTGTACCTGATTGTGGTGTGCCTAAAATTGGAGTTGTAAATGTTGGTGAGGATAATGTTGGAGAACTTGCTCTTACAACATTACCAGTTCCTGTGTTTGCTGTCCAAACTGGATTTGTGCCATCAGATGTAAGAACATAATTATTAGCACCAATTGTCAATTTTGATAATGCTGTTGTGGTTGATGCATATAATAGATCACCAACAGCGTATACAGTCTGTCCAGTTCCACCCTTGGTAGCACCAATAGCGGTTGCATTCCATGTACCAGTTGCAATAGTTCCTAATGTGGTAATACTTGTCTGACCAACATATGTGTTCTTGATACTGAATTGTGTTCCACTGAGAGTAAGCGTAGTCTCATCTGCGGTGAAAGAACCAGCACCAGAGAATTGTTGCCAAAGAATTGAATCTGTATCTAGTGTGGTTATTGCCTCAGTTTGAACCCATCCAGTATTATTATATAAAGTACCATCTGTGACGAAACAGAAGTCACCACCCGCCCAATCTGCAGCAGTATCACCATCACTTGTTCTTCTCAATTCTCTTGCTGCATAGACATAATATGTACCGTTTTTACTAGCACCGAGTCCACTTGCTTCATTCTTTACTAAGATTTTACTTGCAAGCGATTCTGTGTTGTTTGCAGTTAATGTTGTACCATCGCAAAAACTAGCATCGGTTGCTGCTTTTCCACCAGTCCATGTAATTGCTCCACCTGAATATGAAACTGCAGTTGTTGTAAGCACTGCTAAAGTGTCAGTTGTTGCAGTTTTTACAGTTGCGTGGGAGTGCAATCCTTGAGCAACAGAATCTACATACGCTCTTGTTGCTATAGTGGCAGTATCAACCGCAGCAGTTACTGCAGTGGATCCGTTATATGATGTTCCTGTTAATCCTGTTCCGAGTGTTAGTGCGTTTGTCGCTGTTGCAGTTACTGTAGCAGAACCACCTAACGAAATGCTTGATCCGTTTACAGTAATTGCTGAATTCGTTAATGATGCATTTGGAATATTTGATAAAGTGTTATCAGAACCGCTTATAGTTTTATTTGTTAATGTTTGTCCACCTGTTAATGTTGCTACTGTAGAATCTATTGCAATTGTAACTGCACCAGAACCGTTGAAAGATGTACCAGATAATCCAGTTCCTATTGTCAATGCATTTGTTGTATTTGCTGTTACTGTAGCAGAACCACCAAGTGATATTGAACTTCCATTGACTGTAATAGATGAATTTGTTAGTTTATTGTTAGCGATTGATCCTGCTAACATTGTATTGGTGACTGTTCCTGTATCTGTTGTGTAGACACCATTTGTTACTGTACTAGCATTACCAGTCAATGCACCAACAAAACTTGTAGATGTTACTGAAGATAGTCCAGTTATACTAGTTATTGTTGCACCAGATGTGAGAGTAGTTGAACCAAGAGTTGGAGCAGTGTATCCACCACCACCAACAGCATTGCCATCAACTATCAAAACCGCTGTGTCATTTGTATCACCAGAACCAATATATATTTTTTTATCTGGTATATTAATGGCAACTTCACCGTGTTCTAAACTTGCCGGTGTGTTTCCTGGGGTATCGGATCTTTTAAGTTTGATTATTGCCATTAGAATGTTCCACCGTCTAAATCTATTGTAGATTCACTTATTGGTACAAAACTTCCTTCTGTTGTTGCATTCCCTGTTCCAATCCATACTTTATTGTCCATAGTATTTATGATCAATGTTCCTGCATTGTAAAGAGTGGATATATCTGGTGTCTCTCCAGCATTTTCTAAAATTACAACATTACTCAATTCGAATGGTGTTTTATTCAAACCAACACCTAACCAAAATCGTTTTGATAAATTATTTATTACGATTTCCCCCATAGGAATACCGTATAGATTTTGCGATACATCAGTCTCATCCAATATTGGCGTTTCATTTTGACCGCCATCTAGATAAAACGCAGCAACTGCAGGATTGGATCGTACCGTTCTTTTTGGCATATTATTTTACAATTACTGTTGTACTTTTTACTTTTATAATTTTTATTTTATTGCCATTGTAATCTGGTTGCACTTTATTTGCTTCTTTTGCTGTTGCTTTTAATTTTTTCATTTTACTTTGGATTCTACTGTGAATCTTCCTTTGCAAAGTGGTGTAACAGTGCTACCATTCTTCAATCTTAGATAATGAAAATAAGTTCCCGGTGTCAATAAAGCCATTGTATCTGCGTTTATTGTTAATTTAAATGAACCAACACTTGATCCGGTTTTGATAATTGTACCAAAATAAGTATTAGTATCTGGATATTCTAAAGTACCTTCTGTTTGATTGCCCGCTGAGTCAATCATGAACAAAAAGGTTGATGTCTTTGTGGAAGTTTTTTTCAAAAGAAATTCAATAACATTTGAGGAAGATGTAATGTTTACTGCTGCCTCAGATTCATCTAAATATTCAAATTGAAGTTCTAGTGTTGAGCCTTCTTCTGCTAGGATGTCGTATGTTCCGCCTATCATCTTTTCTTACCTATGTGGTACTTTGGACAAAGTTCCCACTCTCCCTTTTCTTTGTGTGGTATGATTTTAATTTGATTGATTGGTGTCAGTATACTGTTCATCTTTTCTTTATCCGCTACTGTTACCAATCCCCATTCCTCTAGTAACTTTGCAATCATGTTTCTTCTGCCAAGATCTGATTCATTTATGTCTGAAGGTAGACCGTCTAAAGAAAACAACTCCTTGAAATGAACTATGTAATATTTACCTCTTTTGTGTAAAATATGACACGACTGATATAGTTTCTTTTCTTTCTTAGAAGATACTCCTATTCTGGTCAGGGTTTCTTTAACTTTTAGGAAATCATCCTCGTTTTTCAGGGTTACTTCTAATAATGAACCCACATCAAATGAGTCGCTTTGCATAATTATTCTTTCTACAAAAAATGACAATAATATCATTTATATGTATAAAAAATAATCATTAGTCCTGCACGGACATAGTATCCCTTATTTTTTGAATTTGGGTCTTGGTGAGGAGTGATTTGTATTCTATGGCTCTTTTATTTGAAATATTGTAATATTTCATAATATACTCAATATCTTTATCCTCGGTCTTCTTGAGCCATTTAGAAAACCTCTTCCGGGGACGAATCTGATGAATTAAATATTCATATTGCATCTGCTTTGGTAGATGATAATGGACATTCATTTCATTCGCATGGAATAAAGTATCATTGAAATATGATAAACTCTTGTTGACTATGAATGGTAGATATTCCTTGTCGGTCATATCACCAGTTTCATACAAATTCTTCTTTGAAAGATTAATTGAGTTTATAATATCCCAGATGTTCATTTTTCAAAATCACATTCCATTGCAAGTTGAACAATACAAGCAACAAGATTGATTTCCTGATCGGCAACAAACGCAGACTTGTATTGATAATCCGCAATAATCAAAATTGCTGTAGGAATAGATGCAGCAGTAAGTTTCTTTGAAAGAACATCATATAGTTTACGGAAGATCATTGACTGATCATTATCAAGATTTGAGAAAACCCAAGAACGAATATTTGTAATATTCTTGGTCTTCATATGACCCATCAAATCCTCAATATCAATATCTCCCGCTTCAGCAAGGATACCAGAATCAATATCACCACTTGTAGAATATCTCTGAAGTTCATTGATAAGTCTACGAAAGTCTGGTGTGTGCTTGATTACTAGTTTTGCTAGAACCTTGTCGTCATACTTTACATTTTCATTTGTAAGAATGAACTTTGTTCTTTCAAAGAACTGTGATGAGATTTCCTTCTTTTCCTTACCATCATATCGGAAATCAAGACATGTACATCGTGAATGGAGTGGTTCAATGACCTTGTTCTTGAAGTTGCAAGTTAGTATGAATCGACAGTTCTTTGCAAACTCTTCCATGAAACCACGAAGAGCAGGTTGCATACTGGAGGGATTTGCATAATCAAACTCATCTAGGATGACAACCTTGCCATTACCAGAAAGAGAAACACTACTGGCAAAGTTTCGAATCTTCACCCGTAGTGTATCAATGTTCCCGTCTTCTGAGCAGTTGATCATGATATGATCCATGCCCATTTCAGCACAGAGTGCTTTTGCTACACTGGTCTTACCACAACCGGCTCCACCAGATAAAAGCATGTTGGGCATATCCTGCCAGTCGCCCTTGACTATCTCCGAGAAGAAAGACTTCAGACGATTTGGCAGAATACAATCCGCAACTTTCTGTGGTCGATACTTTTCGACCCAGATAAACATGTCATTGTTTGTTTCCATACTCAATCCTTATAGGTCGAATCTGCTTGCAGAGCAATCCAGTAGCAAAGATCCATATCCTTGTGGCTGAACTTGCTAACGATCTGCTTGCAAAGTTCTACTTCATAATCACCGGGGAACAACTTGAGATCTTCAGTCTTGAAGTACATCTTGAATGACTCCTCACCGTCATGTTCACCCACGGGGAATGAATAGAAGTTTGAACTTGGATCAGACTTGTCTGTTGCAAACATTTCAATCTTACCTTCCTTACAATCATCGATGTTGTAACGAACACCAATGTCTGGAAGTTGAAGAACTGCTGCTGCCTTTAGTAGTTCAGCAAATGCCTTCTGAGTCAACTCAAAAGAAACTGCTACCTTTGGCATCTGTACCTTCTTGGTAGGAACAGTCAACAACTTTGGTTCACAATAACGATAAACAACAGATGAACTGTTTGAACCACTGATTGTAACCGACTTTTCACCAAACTCAAACTCTGGATCATTGAAGAGAGAGATTGTACCAAGGAACTTGTTGAGATCCCAAATACCAAACTCAACCTCAAAGGTTTCATCAACCTCAACCTCTGAAAGAATGTTCTTTACTGGTGAGATTGTGCTGAGTGTGTTGCCTGGCTTTACGAGCAGGTTTGAATTGACCGACGCATAGTTCTTTAGAATGTCTAGTGTACGCTTGGAAATTTTCATAGTTGTAGATGTCATCACAGTCTCCTTTATCACTTAGAGTTCTCTCTAATATACTCTATACCCGTACTAAATTCAATAAATTTCTTACGAGGATTTTCAGATACTCCCGGTGTTGTCGGAACATAATTTGTAAAACCGGGCATCATCAATGGACAATGTACTTTTGGATACTCTAATTTATAGTATGCATCCTGTCCGTTGTCAAGTTTTCTTGGAGAAAGTTGTGTAAGTTCTTTATCACCACAACCACAAGCACCACAAAAATGTGAGCCGGGGAACTTAACACTATCCTTTCTATCTGCACACGGTGGTAATTTTTTATCAGGATCACCGTGGCAACTTAATTGACGCAATTCAATAGTAACGGGTTCTGCTTTATTATTATTAAGACCTCTGGAAACCATTGATTCTGTGAAAGTTGCTGCTTTCTTTAAGAATCCTGCCTTTGGTCTTTGTACTTTCTCGTCACTTGATGGTTGAATTGATTGTTGTTTTTTAATATTTTCTTCAATTTCTTTGTGTATGTCAGACATATCATTCCTCCATATCATCCATGACATCAAACATTTCGTCTTGACTCATGTATTTAAAATCATCAAGTTGCATTTTGTGCTCTCTTCTTTTGTTTCTTGATGCTTTCTTTTCTACTTTCTTTGCTAAACTCTTATCTTTAAATTGATCTTTGTAATCGTCGGACATGGCTCAAACAAATTCTCCAGGAAATGCTTTTTTGATTGTTTCTAAAGTAAAACCAAAGGAAGAAGTGTCCTTCTTGAAAATATTTTCTAGAAGTGCTGCTTCAGTCCAATGTAAAGATTCTAAAAATAATTCTAGTTTGTTTTGTTGTTTCTTGTGTTGTAGTCCTTCATACTTTTCATAGAAGTATGGTAATGACTTATATTCTCTAAAGAGTCTTGCATAACTAAACCCTATTGGAGAATCATCTGGTATGTACTTTGGTATGTTTTCCAACTTTGGATAAGTATCCAAAAATGCATACTTCAATAATTGAATTAATGCTGGTGACTTATTCTGCTGTAGAAGTTTAATTTTTTGTTCTTCGGAAACAGCATCTCTTACATCATATATTACTTCAGATATTAACTTGGTCATTTTAAAAATCCTGTATTACATCCATTAAATTCTTCAATCGCTTATCAACGAAGTAATCGAACAACTTAGATCTATCTCCCTCTGGTGGTTCCTTGAACTCTTCCAGAATGGCGTTCTCATACTCCATAGGTATATATGTGTGATCAACCAACATTTGATTTCTATTAATATTTGATTGATATTCCTGTGGAACATCATTGAAAGTCTTCCACTGTGCAAGTTTCTTAGCAGCAAGTGGCTTCTGTCGCTTTCCATCAACAGCGAATGTGTCATCTGCTGATAGAATATTTGGAATACCGTCAGTAGCATCACCCTTGATGATATGTTCAAAAAGATAACGATCTGGTTCTGCACAAGTCACCAGACTCTTCTTGATCGGGCTGTACTGCTTCACATTTGGATAACGGAACAGTTGTTGAAAGTCTTTATCGCTAGATACAATCATGATTTTTTCCTTATCATAATTGTGCTTTACGAGTGTAGCAATGATATCATCCGCTTCACATCGTTCAACCTTGATTGACTTGTAAGGAAAGTTTTCCGCAACTTCAGTTCGGATTGTATCAAGAATCTCAAAGATACGATCCCAGTTGTAATCATCAACTGCTCGTGTCTTCTTTCGGTTGATCTTGTAGTGTGGGAAGATATCCCGTCGCCAGTAGTTACCAGCATCTTGACATAGAACGAGTTCTCCATATTCCTTGTGGAACATGTTGCGATACATTCGATATGTCGATAGGGTAACATGCCTTGCAAGATCAAGGGTCACATCCATAGGCGAATCGTACTGAGCAAAGATCGTACCGAGGATAATTTGTGTATTGTCAACTAGAATCATTTTGAATTAAGAATATCTTTAAGGTCTTCGAGTGCTTCGATTACAACCTTGATCTTACGCTTACCAAGGAAAGAGAATCCCTCCTTAAGATCGGGATCACCCTTATATGCTTGCTTGAGTTCCTTGATGTGTGGATCAAGAACCTTTGCAAGTTTCTTGTGGTGTACTGACTTAATGCCTTCCATACGCAACCACTCTGAGTGGTCTATGTTCTTTAGATTACCATCATTTTCGGCTAAGTCAAATAGATCATCGACTCTTTGTTCAATTACAGACATATATTCTACAGTTTTCTTTTGAATTCTTTCTTGAACATTAACCTTTTCTTTATTTGGATCCTCTACCTTTGCTGGCTTGTGAGTACCCTCATGAATAATTTGTGTAATATTCTTTTTGATCATATCAATAGTTTCTGGACGCAACTTACCACCCAGATTCATGATACGACAACGGCTACCAATATAAATGAATTCCATAGCATTAATATCACATGCTGCTGCAGCCTTGATATCTTTCTTTGAATATCCATTCTTCATCATCCAATCAATAGTCCAAGGCTTGCACATATTATTATCACAAGAATAACTGTACCAGTTGATTGCACGAAGAATCTTGGTATCGAGTTCTTCTGGTGTAAGTTTATCTGCATCCTTCCACACGGGTTCACTACCCATGATCAGAGAATCAACAGAATCACCTCGACCAATACGACGAGACTTTTTCTTTTTCTTTTTCATGTATCAATTCTACTAAAATTGTTCCGTTTGATGAATGTAATATGATCTTGGAACTTATCCTGTAATAGTTCCTTCGACTTATGAGATATTACAAAGATGTTAGTACCCTTGTCAAGTCCTTTCAAAATAGAAAGGAAAGATTCTGTAGCCACATCATCTAGACTACCATCTAATACTTCATCAAATATTAGTAAATTGCAGTTAAGAGAATTCTTTAATTGTGCTACTGCACGCCATGCAAATAATAATGATAAATCAATCTTTCGTTTTTCACCTTCACTGAAACTATCATATGTGAAGATGTCACGGTGACGACTCTTTATTGTTTCTTCAAATGAATCATTCAATTCAAATTGAACAAAGAAATCCATTTGTGCAAGATATTTGTTAATTATCTTATTCATAATTGGAAGATAATACTTGATGATCTTGCTCTTGATTCCTGTATCTTTCATCAAGAATGATGCAAGAGAATAATATTGCATATCATCATTCAGTTTTAACTTGTTTTCCACGAGTTCTTTTCCAGCCTGACCCATCTCTTTGAGTTTTGCTTGCTCTTCATCAATGTTCTTTGTATCAGACTGGATGCTACCAATATCAGTACGCAACTTCTTAACATACTTGTTAGTTGCACTTACTTGACTCTCGATTTCATGAACCATTTTTTGTTCTAATAAAATTTTATTAGTTATGGTATTTTTCTCCACAACCTTTTCATTCAACTTTGTTACTTGTCTGGTTTGCATTTCTAATGCTTTTTCCAATTCAGACTTCTTCACATTCTTTTCAGTTAATACCTTTTCTTTGTGCTCACAATCGATTTTTTGTGAACAAGATGGACAATGATCGTTTGTAGAATAAAAATTAATATCCTTATCTAACTTTTTCATCTCTAGATGAATACTCTTGCCCAAATCATTTAATTTTTCAAGTTCAGAATCAATACTTATTTTGGAAGAAAGTTCCATCAATTCCTCAATGTTCTTTCTCTTCTCATCTATCTCTTTTTGATGTTCCTCAATCTGTTTGTAAGATTCTTGAATCTCTTTCTCATGACGATCTATTGTTTCCTTGTTCTTACTAGCAAGGGTTTCAATATGACGCTTCTGGGCAATAGTCTTCTCCTTCTGGAGTTCAATCTTATGCTCTAGATCTGTGATATCAATCTTCATCTGAGCCATACGACCCTTTAGAAGAGTATTCATGATTGAGAACACATTGATGTCCAATAGGTCTTCTACAATGCTCCTACGATCTGCTGCTGGTAGACGCATGAAAGGAACATAATTAGTAGAACCCAGAATAACTACCTGACAGAATGACTTGTAGTTCATCTTCAGTATGGTTTCTTCCAACATCTTTTGATAGTCTTTGGACTTAGCATCCTGATCTACCAGTTTACCAGACTTGTAAACTTCAAATAGTTTTGGTGCTAGTCCTCTACGAATCTTATACTCAACACCACCAGACACAAATTCAATCTCCACCAAACAATCTTTCTCATTGATTGAGTTTGCTAACTGTGGAATGTTGATGTTTCTGTATGGTTTACCAAATAGAACAAAGGTAATGGCATCCAACATCGTTGTCTTGCCAGCACCATTTTCACCACTGATTAGGGTGGTTCTGTGTTTATCTAATTGTATTTCTGTGAAATTATTTCCTGTTGACAGGAAATTTTTCCATCTCACTTTTTTAAATGTAATCATAATGAATAATTAAAAATTCACCTTGGAGTTCTTGGAATGTTTCTCCTACGACGCAGAGAAATATTTCTCCTTCTTTGAGCACGAACTCTTTTTGTTCTTGCCTTTCTTGCTGCTAGTCTAGCCCTTCTCTTTAGTTTTGTCAACTGGGAAGATGGAATTCGACGGCAAGTTCTACCGACTTTCTTTTCACCCGGTTTGCATCTGAACAATACTTTTCTTTTACCTTTGCGTACAACAATCTTGCGTTTGGCTATGCCTTCGCGTAGATCGTGTAAGGTATATTTTTCAGACGGTTGCTCCATTTTCTATTTCCTCTTTACTATTTAGTAAAGAATTTTCTTTGAGTCCTTGGGTATACCACTCTGGAGTATTACCCAACTTCCACTTAGCAAACCTTGATTTTTCAAAAATATAGTAATCACGATATGCTTTGATTGCATCTAGATTCTTATACTGATCTGGCATTGCTTGAGCAAATGGAGTCAGACAATCAATCTTTAGATTGGTTGGTGGGTGTCGAAATAGCCACTCTGCTAGTTGAGTTGACACATGGGTTTTGCCATATCTCTTAGTGTATTCTTCACACAAAGCAATTGTATGCTTACACAACCAGTCATAGTTTCTGGTCGATTGTCTCGTCCAGATTGTACAGGGGTGGTTGATCATTGTAGACTTGTAAATGTAATCGTCCACCTTTACATCTTCCAACTTGTAGTAAGTGTACCTACGACCATTCTTGGTTTTTCTCTCAACCTTCTGACCATCCAAAACACGATGAGCAGTTGATAATAACTGACAACTTTCAAGAATCATCTTTACGATGTGCTTGTCACACATATACTCTGCTGCTGTTACGGGATTCTTATCCAGTACAAATATGTTCATTGTGATAGGCTTTCCATATATAATTCGTGAATAATCTTCTTAAGTTTATTCTTGTTTTGAACTTCTTCCATAGCATCAATTTCTGCGTTGATAATTGTAAGGGTATCCTTTGTATTGTCAACGGTTTGTTCTGAACTTAGTTCTACAGTGTTCTCTTCAATGATGTTGAGACTTGCTACAGAGTTACCATACATCGAATCCATGAACTTGTCAAATATATAAGGCTTGGTTTTATTTTCTACAATCAGTTTAACAAAACAATTTTTATATTTTGTAAAGTCTGTCTTGAGCATGTCCTTCTCTGCGTCATTGTACCGAATAGCATAGAAGATTCTATTTGGATTCTCAATAAACTCTAATTCACGAGTTTCTGTGTCAAGAATGTGGAATCCCTTCTTCTCTCTCAAATCAGAGAATGTAATCTGATATGGTGTGCCAAGATAAGAGACATTCTTTTCACTTTGCTTGCAATGGAAGTGACCAGAATAAACAGTTTCAAATCGAGACAGGATAGCAGGACTCATTCCGTCTTCGTGCTTGACACCACGGAGAACTTCGAATCCTGTCAGTTCGAAATGACCCATAATAAAAGGCGAAGTCGTAGTCTTAATAAATTCCAAAGTAGTTTCATAATTTTCCTTATTGATCCACGGAACCAGGGCAATTGACAAACTACCCATTTGAAGATTTATTGGGTTTTCTACAATATTAATTTTTGTATTATTGAATAACTGATTAATTGAATTAATCTCGTTTGTATTTCTATAATAAGTATCGTGATTACCAAGAAGACACCACAACTCAAACTCCCCAGAGTCAAAATAACTAATGAATCTCTTCTTGACTTCTGCTAGCGTCTGAAAGTTAACAAACTTACGACGATCCATCAGATCACCAAGATGCAATACATGCTTGATGTTGTTCTCACGAAGATATGGAAAAAATTGATTCTCGAAGAAATCTAAAAAGTAATTTAAAAATAACGGAGAGTCATTACGAACACCAAAATGCGTATCACAAACGATTGCTACTTTCATTTAATCCCCCATAAAGGATTCGAGTGTTTTGTTTTTCTTCTTACGCTTCTTACGCTTCTTGTCTGTCTTTTCTTCGTCTTGTCTCTTATATACTTCTTGTTCTTCTTCAGTAATACCCATAGCCTTTAGATATTGGGAGAAATCACCATCATGATCCATAGACTCTAGGAACTTGTACTTAATGTAATTTTGTTTCTTTTCTTTTTGTATGCGTCGAAGAAACGCATAATATATGATCTGAGTAAAATAAGAGAATGGATTGTTTGATTTATTGGGATCGAAGTTTTCACAATACATCAAAGAGTTTTCAATACCATCTCCTATCATTTCATCCTTGAATGGGTAATTCATGAAGTTTGGTTTCTTGGAAAGGTTTTCTGCTATCTCCAAGAAACAATGACCGATATATTCCGTTACAGGAGGTATTGGATCTCCAGTTTCTCTTGCTTCTTTTACTTGTTTCTTCCATTCTACCATTTCATGATAGAACTTTTTATTATCAATATAGTGGGTTTTTACTTTTTTAACTTTTGCTGGTTGCTGTTGACCCAACAATTCTTTTATTTCATCCACTATTTCTATGTCGGCTTCGACCTTCTTTTTCTTGGTCTTTGCTTTTGTTTTTTTCTTCTTTTTCATGTTTTACTCCATT